AAGACGGAATAATTGATACAAATAAACGATTGCCTGCCGCTTCTCATTTGATGCCCAGGCAACGTGTAAATGTTCTACCTTCGTGTAAAAGTGCACACCCTAAAAATATAAAAAAAGCCCGCAAGGATGGCGTAAACCAACCTTGCGGGTTTATCATATAATATCGTGTTCTGATTCCATCTACGCTATTCTGCGGCGATTTTATCTGCAAAGCCAAGCAATTTACCCAGCGAAGTCCCTTCATAAATCGATTCGACCTCAACGCCATATTCTTCAAGTTGACGAAAAGTGTGCACGATCTCAATCGTATTCCTGCCAAGGCGGGAAATGCCGAGTATAAGTAAAATATCCATCTCGCCGTTTTTCGCGTCATCCAAAACCTCTTGAATGCCTGGCCGCGCCATCGTGGTTCCTTTAAATATTTCTTTTGTTATCGATGAAATTTCGTAGCCATTTGCCTTGGCAAAATTGGAAACGATCTGTTCCTGCCGATCAAGTGAAAGCTGGTCGCGCGTTGCAACACGACAATAAATTGCCGCTCTGATGGGATGTTTCATTTATTATGCCTCCTATCTTTGTACTTTGATTTCCATGCCGTTTTTAAATGAAAATGTGAGGTTGCCCGCAGAATCCACCGTGACTGAGTCCACGATGGCATACCACAGTTCCTCGTCAAATGTCTCGACGATGCCGTCCCGCTGCTTGAGGTCGGCAAGAAACTGCGATATACTTTCACGCTTCGCCGCTCGCACCTGCTTCTCATCCGATATCTCATCCAGCCGCTTCTTGGCGGTCTCATACCTCTCAACCAGCCCGTTATACCGCTCTTGGTATTCGCCCTGATCCATCGCGGAATGGGCGTTTTCGTCTACGCATTTTCGCATCAACTCCAAAACCACATCGCATTCGCTTTGGAGCTTGGTACTTTCCGCTTCAAGGGATGCATTGTCCGTCAGGGCATGGATAATGGATTCATATCCTTGGATAATCCCGCTTTTGTTTTCAATGAGATCGTTGAACGCACCCACAAATGCCTGCTCGAGCGCCGTCTCATACAAATGCGGTGTTTCGCAGCGCGTCCCGTTTTTGAACTTATTGTTGCACTGCCAGATGGTGCGCCGGTATTTGCTCTTGGAATGCCACACCTTGGAGCCGTAAAAACCGCCGCATTGACCGCAGACGATTTTACTTGAAAAACAACTCCCGCCGCTTTGCCTTTGGCCACTGCTTCTGCGTCTTTTTATTTCAACCTGTACCATATCGAACACTTCCGGTGATATGATCGCCGGGTGACTGTTTTCAACGTAATACTGCGGAACCTCGCCCTCGTTGACCTTTTGCTTTTTGGTCAAAAAATCCACCGTAAATTTCTTTTGCAGAATGGCATCGCCTTTATATTTCTCATTGGTGAGAATGCTTTCGACCGTTGTCGACCGCCATATGGTCTTGCCGGACGGAGTCGGTATATCGTTCTGCGTCAGGTGCTTTGCGATACCCGAAGGGGTTTTGCCTTCAAGAAATAGCTTATAAATCAACCGGACAACCACGGCCTCCGATTCCACAATCTCGGGTAACCCGTCAGGCCCTTTTTTATATCCGAGGAACCGCTTGTAGGGCAGGCTCACCTTGCCATCGGCAAAGCGCTTGCGCTGTCCCCATGTGACGTTTTCCGAAATGCTGCGGCTTTCTTCCTGCGCCAGGCTGGACATAATCGTTATGAGCAATTCGCCTTTGCTGTCCAGCGTATAGATGTTCTCTTTTTCGAAGTAAACTTCCACGCCTTTTTCCTTGAGCTGGCGCACGGTGGTCAGCGTATCCACCGTATTTCGCGCAAACCGCGAAACCGACTTGGTAATGATCATATCGATTTTGCCGTCCAGGGCATCCTGTACCATCCGTTTGAACCCATCGCGCTTCTTGGTGTTGGTGGCCGAAATGCCCTCGTCGGTGTAAACCTCCACGAACTCCCAATCGCTGTTTGATTGTATATGCCGGGTATAATAATCGACCTGCGCTTCATAGCTTGTAAGCTGCTCTTCGGTATCGGTCGAAACCCGCGCATAAGCGGCCACGCGCTTTTTGCTCTGCAAATGCAATATGTTATTTTGGACGCGGGTGATGGTCGGCGGTATCACTGTTACCGTTGCCGCTCGTGCCGTACTCATTCACGGTTCCTCCTTTCCGTGATCTCAAGCTGGCGCTCCCGCGCCGCCTGACGCATCGCGTCGTTCCAACTGTCCCTGCGTGATTTGTCCCGCCATGTCTTTTCCACCCTGCGCCCGTCGCGGAAGATGAAAAGGAGCCGGTTGTTTTCCGGTACCTGAATCTCCGTAATCCGCTCCGCGAAAATGTCCGAATCGAACATCGGAATCCCCAGCGCCTCCGCTGACACGGCCTGCAGGATATCCTCGGGGATCTGCTTGGAAGAACATGCTGCTTTCCCGCGTGTATTGAAGGTCGGGCAAATCCATACCGGCTTTGCGTACTTGCCGCCCGCGTTGGCGATTTTTCGCCGGTAGTGCTGCCCGCAAAGCCCGCATTGTATCACACTGGTAAAAGGATAGCGGGTCGGTGTTTGCTTTGAAGGATGATACCACTCGGCACGCCGCTTCAGTTCCTGCTGAACGCGCTCGAAGGTGTCCTTGTCGATGATGGCCTCATGGCTGCCGCTGACGTAGTATTGAGGCAGTTGCCCATGATTGAAGCACTTTTTCTTGGTCAGGTGATCCGCCACAAAGGTCTTTTGCAGCAGCATATCGCCGGTATATTTTTCATTGCATAATACCTTTGCCACGCTGCTTTCGCCCCAACGGCCACCGCGCCGGGTTTCCAATTCCAATGCGTTGAGCTTTTTAACGATGGCGTTCCTGCCCATGCCGGAGAGGTAATCGAAAAAAATCATGCGCACGATCTCCGCTTCCTCCGGAACGATATAGAAAGTCCCGTCAATCAGCCGGTATCCGAGCATAACCCCGTTGTTCGTCCGTCCCTGCGCGAACATCTTCCGGACGCGCCATTTGCAGTTCTCACTGACCGACCGGCTTTCTTCCTGCGCGTAAGAAGCGAGGATGGTGAGCATAACCTCGCCATCCCCGCTGAGAGAGTGAATGTTCTCTTTCTCAAAATACACATCGACGCCGAGTGATTTCAGTTCCCGTACCGCCTCCAGCATGGTCACCGTGTTTCTGGCAAACCGCGCGATGGATTTGGTAATGACCATGTCGATTTTGCCGTCTCTGCAGTCGTTCATCAACCGCTGAAACTCCGGCCTTTCATCCTTGGTGCCGGTGAGCGCCTCGTCGGCGTAAACGCCGACATATTCCCATCCGCGCCGCCTTTGGATATATCCGCTATAATAACTTACCTGCGCCGACAGCGAGTGGAGCATGGCGTCCTTGCCGCTGGAAACCCGGGCGTAGGCGGCCACGCGCTTTCGCACCGGTATTTGCGGCATTGAAGGTTCAACCCTCTTTATACTTCGCATAAAAAATCCCTCCTTTCCGGGGGGACATGATACCTCTGAATGCCACATACATCAAGGCAATTTTGCGCGTAAACCGCCCAAAGGTGGTCGGTATTTTTTTATGAGAATTGTATCAATTTTACCGTACTCTCTGGCGCTGATCAGGCCTTGGGATAGCATGGCCTTGGCAATGGACAACGCCGCCCTGTAGTTTTTTTCCCTTTCAAATTGCTCCTTGGTCATGCCTGCTCCTCCTCGCCGAACCGATCCTTAATATAGCAGGCATGGGTACAGTATTTACGGCGCTTGTTGCCATAGCTTTCAAACTCTTTTTCACAATGAGCGCAGATAAGCCGGTAAACGGCTTTTCGATTGAGCTTGTCGCGGTTCGAGTTCCACCACGCAAGGCGGCAATGATCGGAACAAAACCTTCTTGTTTTATACTTCGGATCCTGATGCAGGCGCTTCCCGCATTTTTGGCAGACGCCGGTATCGTCCTCCATGACAGCGCGGCTTTGCAGCTTGTTTCTCCGGCAAAAGGATTTGACGGTGTTTGGGGATATACCGAGAGAAGCCGCGATCTGCGCATATCCCACACCTTGTTGCCGCATTAGGCGCACCTGTTGTTTTTCGTCGCCCGTCATATGAATCACCTCCGAAAAGACGGGGCGGCGGCGTCTGCCCAGCGCCCATGAGCCGCCGCATATAAAAGATTATTTGGGTATCTTCAATACCTGACCGGGATAAATCGTCGTCGAGGACAGGCCGTTTAAGGACATGATCTCCGGATAACGAGCGCCGCTGCCGAGCTTCGCTTTGGCAATGCCCCAAAGGGAGTCCCCCTTGGCCACCGTGTAGGTGGTATAGGCTTCACCGGTCTGATCGCCGCCGACCTTCGACAGGACGTCTTTATCCACCCAGGTGTTGATGCCCGCCTCCTCGGAGCCGCCCGACTTTCTGATCTTTTTGCCCAGCAGTACGCAAGCCTTGCCGCCTTTGGTAACCGGCTTGCCCCCGGAGGTGATCTGCGTGATCCTGTGGTGGTAATCCGAAATCACCCACGACGGCACTTTTACGCTGCCCGGGTAATAGTTGGCCGTGCCAGTCTTGAAGGCCACCAGATCACCGACCGCAAAATCGCCGCTGGGCGTGTCCGATGATGCCGGGTACACCCGATTGCCTTTTTCGTCAAAGACAGAATAGCCGGGACTCTTATCGGCCAGCGCTTTGGCGTTACTCAGCACCTTGAACGCGCCAAGCTGTGAAGCCGCGTCGCTCCATGACTTGCGCACACGGTAATAACCGCCCGTTTCCGTGCCGTCGCCGGACGAACCACCGGCCAGCGCCGCCTTGACCGCCGCGCGGAAGGTGTCCATGTTTTCGCCGTGCTTGGGAAACCAGTGGAGCACATCGGCGTGGTTGCTGGCGATGCCCAGCTTATACCCCTCGCTGTGGCAGATGATGTTCTGTTCTGTCAGACCATAGAGCTTGCAGAGATACACGCAGAGCGCCACGGCGTTCGCCCACGCGGCACGGAAATACGCCTCATGCTTTGCCGCGTCATACCCGACCATCGTCGCGCCGCCCGAGTAAGTAAAGCCCGCAGGCTCGCAGATCTCAAACCCAATGTAACTGTCGTTAGCCGAGCCGCCCGCGTGCCAGCCGCGATGATCCCACGGCAGGTACTGCCAAATTTCCTTATCGTCCAAGAAGGCGTGGACACAGACCTGCCGGTCGGTTTCGCCCGCCTTGTAGGATTTGTTCCAACGGGAAAACCACGCGGCGGCCATCACGCCGGGCGTGGCCGTGCTGTGCACCATGATGCCCTTGGGCACGATCTTCCGATTCGCCGTGTAGCAGTCGTTGCGGGTCATATACCGGGTAGTCAAATTCATGAGAATTCCTCCTTCGGTCGTGTCCTCAAAACCAACGACACCGCCTGTGCCGTATTCCGACACGATGGCGGTGCCGTGGTAATAGAACGCGAGTATTTGGTTGTAAGGGATACCGTTTTTCGCCGCCCACATCGCGCCCACTTGGCTCATTCCCACGCCATGACCGGCGTTAGCGGGCTTTTCCCTGCGGGCGGCGATATCCCACTCGTCGGTTTTGTTGAGATAGTAGGGGTAATGGCGCTGCCACACGTCGCCGCTGCGCTTGGTCTGGCCGCCGTTGGACGCGGAATAAAAGCAGTCGATAATCTCGCCGCCGTAGCAAAGCACCTGCCCGGCTGTATCCATCACCGCCTGCCTGCTTCGCGGAGAGGAACGCGAAAGGCCGTATCGGTATGCCTGAAACGATGTCGTATCGTCCATGATCACGCTCGCCATCGCGCGCTTTACGGCGAAGGTTCGCGCGGCGACAGCCTGTGCCTTGAGCGCCTCCCTGTCAGCCGACTCGTAGATTTCGGCGGGCACCACGCCGCAGAGATATTCCTCGATGTCCATGGATACGGTCTGCGCTCCAAACTCCGCGACGTTCTCCGCGCGGGTCATTCTGATGGTTATCTTCATGACCCGTCGCCGCCTTCCTTATCGTTCCTGTCGTGCAGCTGCTCCAGAATTGATTTGAGCTTCTCGGGAATGGGCAGCCCGACATGGGCGGCGTTCTCCAGAATGGAAATGCCCTCGTTGCTCAGGTAGAAGAAGATCACCGCCGTCCGGATCGCGCCGCCGTCGCCCAGCACCTGAGTGTCGACGATGTGCCCCACGCCCACCAGCACAAAGATGAGCACCTTTTTAAAGATGCCCCTCGCGCCGATATCACTGGAGAGCTTCCTGTCCGCAATGGCGCACATCACGCCGGTCAGGTAATCGATGGCCACAAAGGCGATGAGGGCATAGAGAAACCCGTCCAGCCCGCCGAGGAACCAGCCCAAAAATGCGCCGATGGCGGCAAAGGCCGCCTGTACCCAGTTCCATACTGCTTTCATTGTCTTTACCTCCATTTAAAGATTTTTGTATATAAAAAGCGCCTTGCGTAAAGCAAAGCGCCTGAATCCTTGAATCTTACTTTCTTATCCGCTAAATCTGCCTCGGCAGCGCCTCCCAGAGCCGCATGTCCTCCTGCCCCAGCGACCAGATGGCGATGCCCCGCAGCTTCCAGCGGTAGGCGGCCTCATTTGCCCAGTACACCAGACTGTCCACGTCCTGATAATACAGGATGGAAAAGCCGTCCGCGTCGCCAAGGAACAGCCGGGCGATCCAGACGTTGATGTCCTTCGGCACCACCGTGGCGGCATAGTCCCCGCCGCAGGCAATCTGAAGCAGGTCGGAATGGAAGAAATCATAATCCAGCGATATGTCCTCGGAGCGGGTGGACGATTCCTCCACATCGCTGTTGACCGAAAACACCTGAAATTCTTCATCCCATGTGACCCCTGTGCGGGCAAGCCTGCCGAAGCTCTTTGTGGTGCCGTCGGGCATGAGCACATCAAACGCCTCATACGGCTCATATGTCCAGGCGTCCCCAAGCCGCAGTAGCTCACATACCGTCCGGTTGTCCGAGCGGTAGCCCGCGTAACCCCCGGCAGCGCTTACCGTCGCCGTAAAGCGCAGGGTGTAGCTCGCGCCGGAATAGACCCTGACCATGTTGCCGCGCTTGCGCATCTCGACGGTGTACATGCTCGGGTTGGAGCGGAGGCTGCTGTCCGGCGTCCGGCTGAAGCTGGTGGCATAGCTGCCCCGCAGCGTGGAGCCTTGGTACAGCTCAATGCGCTGGGTATCATAGTTGAGGCAGCAGAACAGGTCGCCTAAAAACACGCCCGCGCGTCCGCTGCCGTTTTGGGGGAATGCCAGCCGCGCCCGAATATGCACGTCGGAAAACCCGTCATACTTCCACGCCAGCCTGCCATGCCCGTCAAGCTGGGAGTAGGGGCGTCCGGCGGTAGAATCGGGGTTTTGCCATACGTCCCACTCCCCGTCCAGCACCGTCCAATAGCTCTCCGGCAGGATGTTTTCATCCCGGAAATCCTCGTACCAGACAAGCGCCGAATCGGGCCTGCGGCGCAGCACCTCACAGGTGAGCTTGAAGCCCCGGTCGGGTACGGCCATCACGCCGTTTACATCCTTGAAGCTGCGGGGCGAAAGCGCGAACGCCGCTTCGCCAGCGGACGGAGCATCCGAGAAGTTGCCGCAGACGCGAAATCCGTAAAACTGCGTGCCGGGCACGCCTCCGGAGATGCTGAGAGTATGCGCGCCAGCCGAAAGAAACACACTCTTCGAATGCGTGAGCCAGCAAATCCGCCGCCAATACGGCCACCACAGGCGGTTTTCGGTGAAGGTCTTTGAAGTTTCGTCCAGCGTAACCGCGATGGCGTTCTTGTCCCAGAACGGGTAGCATAGCCGCACGGCCACGTCGTATACGCCGGGCTGCTCAATCTGAAAGTGGTACTCCGCTTCTCCGCCCTCGCCCAAGGACGCCATGCTCTCCGTCACGATGACATTGCCGGTATAGCTGTCCGGCACACCATTGCGGTCAACGTAAATAGTGCCGAACTCCGTCCGCTGGTTTTTGCCGTAGGCGGTTAGGTACCGCCTGCGGTTGTAGGTTTCTTGCAAAAGCGGGCTTTGCCGCTCCACCGCGTCCCAGCCTTCCATGTAATCATAGACTTGGGGCAGCGCCCACGGTACCTTATCATAATCGTCCCAATAGGCGATGATCGGGATCATGGGCTGGGGCGGGCCGTCGCCCGTGAAGTTATACCCGCCGGTCATCCAGAGCTGGGCGGCATAATAGGTGTTGGAAATCCCGCGATAAGTGATGCCGAGGTTCTCCGGCGTGTCGTGGATCCGCCAGTTCCAGCCGTAAGCCGGAAGCCCGAAGAACACCTTATCCGGATCCATCACCTGAACGACGTAGTTGTAGATACCCTCCAGCCAGCTCCGGGGCGAGACGGGGCCGGGCGCGGAACCCGCCCACGCCATGCCGTAGCTCATGATGGCCGCTGTGTCGCAGTAAGCGTTCAAATCCTCGTATACGCACCAGTTTTCGCCGCCTACAGAGCCTTGTACACTAGTCATGCCGGGCAAGCAGATATTGACCAGCTTGGCGGGGTTGTAATCCTTCACGGTCTGGTAGATATCGCGGAACAGGGCGTTGGCCGCGTCCCTGTTCTCATATCCGCCGCCGCGTTCCAGATCGATGTCCACACCGGCGCACCACGGGTATTTGTTCATGATCCGCACGATCTCGGATAAAAACATATCCTTCGCTCCACCCTCGTTGTTGCGCAGCGCCGTGAAAATGGAGGCCGTCCCATGGTTCATGATGGTGAGCAGCCACTTGATGTGCGGCCATCTTGTCCGGTATGCGGTGAGACTGGCCACATCGGTGCCGGTTTCGCTGATCACGCCGGAACTATTGACCTCAAACGTAAAAATACCGACTGTGTCCAGCCGGTCGCCGTAATTCAGAAGCGCCTGATACATGCGAGCGTTGCCCATGAAGCTCCACACCATGCACCGCTTTCCCATTAAATAATCCCTCATGGCCGATCCTGTCCTTTCAGCATCTCCCGATACTCAAAATACACCCGCGCCGACTTGCGCTCCTGAAGCTGGACTTGATGTTTGCTGTCATGGGCGGCTGAGTATTGAAAGAAACCCTGCTTCGGCGTGGGGCTGCCGTTTTTCAGGCACTCCCGTGTGGAAGAGAGCAGCGCCAGCTCGTCGCCCGCGTTTGCCGCCGCTAGAAAGCACATCTTATGCGATCCCGCGCCCTGGGAGAGGGCGACGCTTCCGGCCTCCATGTCCTGAATGGGATAGATATAGCAGTCCAGTCCCGAGGAGGTTTCGCCAAGGTTGAAGATGATAAGGGTGTCGCCGGTGCGCACCACGCCGTTGTGGTATCGCGGCGGGTTCGGCGAACTCCGCAGCATCGTACTGGTGTGGGGCGTGTAGCCGGTAAGTCGGTCACCCTCCTGCGCCTGTAGGTCGGTAAACCAGATGGTGCCGGTGCAATCCGCGATTACTGGGCGCACGGTGATGCTGACCACCCGCATTTCTTCTTTTGTTTTAAGCGTTTCCGTAAATCGAATGAAGTTTGCCACCATGGCCGTCACCTACCCATCAAGTGTCCATTGAATTTCGCTCACATGACCGACCCAGCCGGTGGCGATGGAACCGGCCTGCAGCAGAAGGTCGGTAAAATACACCGCTCCCGTGCAGTCGGTGATACAGAGCCGGATGGTGATGGAACGCAGGACGCCGTAACCCTTGGGCGAAGCGTCCCGCGCGATCTGTTGAAAATATGCCATATCGTCACCCTCCTTCAGAACAGGTCAATGAAGCGCGTTTCGGTGCTGCCGTCCTCGTATTCGAACACCACCTCAATGCCCACCTGACCGTTCGCGCCCTTCTGCAGATCCTCTGAACCGATCTGCGCGGATATGGTGTAGCTGCGCCGCGATGACGGGTAAACCGTTTGCGCCATGCTTTTCGTCATGCCGGAAACGCCCACCGCCTTAAAGGAAGCCGTGCCGGTCACGCCGTTTTCGGTGTCGACCTCAAAGCCGGAATTCTGCCAGTAAGCAAACCCATCGTCGGCGCGGGAGTTACACAGGTGGTTGAAGGGCACCATATCCCGGATTTCCTGCCGCACAAGGTCGGACTGCGCCAGTTGGTCGGCAACCGTTTCAATGGAAGAATCGCCAAGCTCCCGCAGCTTGCTGGACAGCTCCAGCACGGTTTTCCACGGCTCCTGCAGGTTGTACTGCCTGCGCACGATGCGCGTCCGGATGGTTAAATTCAAGTCCCGGTCGTCCACCGTGACGATATCGCCAAGCTCCCAAGCCTCATGCTCATAGCCGGTGAGGGTGGATAAGTCCATGGCCGACAATATATAGGAAACGCGGGGTTTTGCATACTCAGCCAGCCGCATCCTTGTGAACTCCAGCATCTGATACGGGTTGCTGAAATTGGACAAATCAAGGGTGGAAACCCGCACCTCGCCGGAGTAGGTGTAGTCCTCCACATACTCCTTGCCATCGTTAATGGACGCGAAGGTCATGCCGTCCTTGCCATAGGCATACAGCCGCGTTACCAGTGAGCGGGTATCGACCACCCGCTTGATGCTGTTGAGGTTTTTCCGGTACGCAAACAGCGTGCCGCTCTCCTTGCCGCTGAAGGTCAGCAGGTGCACCAGCCGGTTGGCACTGTCGAATAAGAGATCGCCGCCATGGATATTCTGCACCGCCCGCAGGATGGCCAGCGCGTTCTTTTCTTGACATTGCCATGTCCGCAGAGTGGAGACGTTCACCGTACCCAGCGACCAGCCGGTGCCGTCAAGGGCGTACCGCATCGGCACGTCCGGCGCATCGGCGTTGAACTCAGTGGGCTGCTTCTCCGCGCTGAAGGCCAGATCATAGAAGGCGGCCTCGGCGTACACCGTGGTCAGGGTGGCTCCATCCGTGCCCTTCTCATCGGAGAGGGTGCGGATGCGGTAGATATCGTTTACAATCTGCACTGACTTTTCGTTGTCCAGCGCCGCCCGCTTGCCGTCGCCCCAGGGCAGCTTGAACTCCAGCACCTCCGCGCCGTTGACCTCGCCGGTGACGATGATGTCAAAGGCGTTTTCCAGCACGGCTTCCCATGCGCCGTTTGCGTCCAGCACCACAGGCCGGGCAAAGCCCAGCTTCTCATAGGGCGCTTTCGGGATGTCATGGAGCTGGATCTCCAGCAGCTTGGGCGTCCTCGCCGTATCGGTGGTGGTCAGCGTGACCCGAAACCGGATGTACTGCCGGTTGGGGGACTGCAGCTCGCCGCCGCTGCCTAGATTTTGCCATGCCGACCATTCCCCCAAATCGTCGGAAGTAGCCGTTTCCACCTCCGCGATGGAGGTAATGCCCGCGACATATTCGCTGGTCACCGCCACCCGCCCGCTGCCGGACAGGGCGCAGGGCGCGGATTTGGTATATAAAATGCCGCTTGCGGGATATACGCCGCCTGTGGCCTTGAGCATGACCGCGCCGGGTTCCGTTAAAGCGTCCACGCTGGCAGCGCTGTCCGCGCCGTTGGCCAGCAGGGCATTTTTGAAATGATCCCGCAGGTCTTCTATGGTCAGCAGCGAATCGGTCTCCAGAAACCAGTCGTCGAAGCCGCCCGCAAAGTAATAGGTATCCGCCAGCATGCCCATGACAATGTTGGCGGTACATTGCTGGTTGAGGTCGCCGGTGAAGGTGCGCTTGGGAGCTATCCAAACCGCACCGTTGCTCCGGTCGCAGAGGATAAACTGCGAGGTCTTGGCGATCACCTCAATCACAGCCGCAATAAAGTACCAGCCGCCGTTGACCATGGAGAAACTCGGCGTTTCGGTCTGGTCAAGGATCAATGATCCCGCCGAGTTGTACAGCATCATACGCGGCCTGCCCTGATACAGCGACACATAAAGAATCGGCTGACCGGGGCCTTGCCGGGTGTTAAAGATCGGGATGAAGGTCTGCCCGACCGAATATGTGGTGGGGTTGATCCAGCCGCCCACCGCGATTTTCTCTCCCAGAGCACTAAAAAAGCTGCCGTCGTTGGCAGCGATGAGATGCGTCCTTTCGCTGGTCGGATTATTGATGTTTTGCCGGAAATACCGGCCAAACCGGCTTAACGGGAGGGAGGCGGTGGTGCCCAACCAGCCTGATATGGTAAAATGCCGCCCACGACCGGAGGAATCCATGAGCTGGGTATTGCCGTCCGGCGCGCTCTCGTTAAATCGCCATAACGCGGACGTTTGCTCTGTTACGGGAAATTCGCCGGTGAAATCCTCCTGCGAGGTTAAAACTGATTTTATCGCCATCTCAATCACCTCCAGCGGCTCTTGGCCTGTATTCTAAGCTCCGTGAACGCCGCGTCCACGGCGGTTATTTCAATATTATTCACGCCCTTGCGCAGAACGGGGAAATTCAACTCCTGCAAACACGGCAAACCGTTGCGCAGGGTATTTCCGGCATTATCCATCACCTTTGCGGTTACGAGACCCGTGTCAATCATCAGCGTTTCGCCCTCCGCGACGGGGCCGACAACTCGCAACTCCTCTCCGTTGGTCACAAGGGATATATAACTCGAAGAGGACGAGGTGATCACACCCTTTAAGAGATACACCGGCTCGGAATCGGCGTTACCGATCTGCCGTTCCATCGAATGGCTGCCTTCCGTTGAAAGCGTGAACGCCTCGTCCTCCAGCGCGTAGGCATAGGGGTCGGGGCAGACAAAGCGCAGGTCAAACGCGCCCGCAGACCGGAGCAGCCGCTCGCAGTCCACCGCCTCGGACAGCCGCGCCATGAAGAAACGGTCGGGCACATCGTCCAGCACCAGCTGCTTTAAGCCGTTCACCGGATTGAGCCATTCGGCCACGCCATCCAGCACAGCCACAAGCTCGGTAAAATTGCGCTGCGGATATACGCTGCAGCGCACCGTTACGATCCGCTCGGCGCTGTCGCAGCCAAAATCGGCCACACCCGCCTTGCCGGGCACGGTGACAAAGGCGTTGCGCAGGGAGGGAGAGGTCTGCCAGCTTGTCAGCCGCGCCTTGATTTTCATGCTCTGCGACGATATACCGCCATAAATTAAACCCATACGATCCCCTCCTTTAAGCCGGGCTAAAGCGGCCTTGCGCCCGCGCACCGGTCTGCATAAGATTATAAAGCTCCTGCGAAATTCTGCGGATGTCGTCCTCGCTGCGCACGATCATCTGCTGGACGACCACCAGCGGGTTATTCCTAAGTCCTCCAAGCCCGCCGCTGCCGTTCACATTGACGTTGGAATCCACGTCAAAGCTCGTTGGCAGCGCGTCCCGCATATCCTCGGCAACCTTGGCCATCGCCTTGTCGAAGCCAACGCCGATGCCCTGCGCCATGTCGTCCCCGATGCCCGCAAAGATGGTGGATGGGGAGCGGATACCCAACAATCCCTTCACACCGCTGACGATGCCGCCCACAAAATCGCTGATCTTGTCCTTGATCCATGTGACCATGCTCTTGATGCCGTTCCAGAGGCCTGTAACGATGTTTTTGCCGATATCGAATACCGAACCGACCGCCTTGCCCAAGCCCGTAAGGATGGCCGCGATGATCTGCGGGATGGCCTTGATCAGCTCGGGGATCGCCTTGACCAGTCCGACCGCCAGCTGCACGATCAAGGTCACGCCCATTTCGATGAGCTTCGGCAGATTACCGGTGAGGGCGTCTATAATAGAGGAAATAATCTGCGGGATGGCCGCCACGATGGCTACGATGATCCTCGGCAGATCGCGCACCAGCGCGATGAGCAGATCAATGCCCGCCTGCACGATCTGCGGGATACTGTCAATGAGCGCCGTCACAATGCCGCCTATAATCTCCGGTATCGCGTCCACGATGGCCGTGATGATATCCGGCAGCGAGGTCACCAGCGAGGTCAGAAGATCGATGCCCGCTCGTATGATCAACGGAATGGAGTCAAGCAGCGCCGTGATCAGGCTGCCCACAATCTGTGGGATGGCCTCTATCAAAACCGGAATAGCGTTCAAAAGTCCCTGTGCAAGCCCTATGACCAGCTGCAGGGCCGCGTCGATCAACATGGGGATGTTGCCGATCAGCGTCTGGACGATAGCGACGATCACCTCGACGATCTTGGGCAGCAGCTCCGGCAGCGCCTGACCGATGCCGTTGGCCAGCGCGATCACGATCTGCAGCGCGCCCTCCAGTATCAGGGGCAGCATGCTGATCAGGCCGTCCACAAGAGCGAGAATGATCTGTATGGCCGCCTTGGTAATGCCCGGCAACGCGGCCACAATGCCCTCAATGAGCGTGCCGATCATAGAGACGGCACCGTCCACAATTTTCGGCGCGAACTCCATGATCTTGGACAGGATTTCGGATAAAACCGTCCCAGCTTCCTCAACCAGCCCCTCAAAGCCGCCTTCTTTAAACGCGTCGTTCAACTGCTTCATATAGGTCTGGCCGAGCTTTACTACCTCCATCATGGGCTGCTGGACGCTTTGATAAATCTCAATGCCGAAATCCGTGGCAGTGTTTTTGAGGATCGCCAGCTGGCTCTCCATTGTCTCGTATCTTTGAGCGGCCTCGTTGGTCAGCGCGGTATTTTCCTGCCACGCCTGATTGCTCAATTCAATAGCACTGGTAAAGACTTCTTGGCCGTTTGCCGCACGCAAGAGGGAATCCCGCAAGCGCGTCTCCTTAATGCCCATTTCATCCAGCATGCCGATTGCGCTCATACCCTGTTCCTCGGCATTTGCCAGACCGGCTGTGAAAGCGATAATCGCTCCGGTAGCGTCCTCTCTGAACAGCGTGGCGAATTCATCCGCAGACATGCCCGCGACCCGCGCAAAGTCATTCAACGCGTCGCCGCCTTTTTCAACCGCGACCTGCATGGAAACCATGACCTTGGAAAAAGCCGTGCCGCCCGCCTGCGCCTCGATGCCCATGCTCGACAGCGCCGTCGCCAGACCCATGATGTCCGCCTGGGACATGCCGACCTGCGTACCCGCGGCGGCGAGGTTTTTGCCCATCTGGGCGATGTCGGCTTCCGTGGTGGCAAAGTTGTTACCGAGCGCCACGATAGAGGAACCCAGCTTGTCGAAATCGCCTTGATCCATCTTTGTGATATTGGCAAACTGGGCAAATGTGGTGGCCGCTTCCTCGCCGGTCAGGTTGGTGGCGTTGCCCAGATCGGCCATAACGCGGGTAAAGCCGATGATATTATCCGTCTGGATACCGAGCTGCCCTGCCATTTCCGCGATTCCGGCGATCTCCGCCGCGCTGGCCGGGATCTCCATCGCCATACTGCGGATGCCCTCTTCCAGCGCGGCGTACTGTTCTTCCGTCGCCTCGACCGTTTTGCGCACACCCGCAAAGGCGGACTCAAACTCAATGCCCGCGTCGATGGCCGATTTCAAGGCACTGCCGATTTCTTTAATAAGGGACACAAGCGCCTTCAGCCCGGCTTTAATGGCGTCGGCAGCGAGATTGGCCTTGAGCACATCGCCAAAGATAGAGGTTTTTTTAGACGCGTCCTCTATCTCATTTCCGAATTCGTCCGCCTCGTCTCCGGCTTCATCCAGCTCTTTTCCCGCCTTATCGACCTCTTTGCCGAAATCGCCGGTTTCTTTGCCCGCGTCGCCCAGCTCCTTACCGGCGCTGTCGACGGCTTTGCCGAAATAACCGGCCTCCCGGCCTGCTTCATCAAAGCCCTTTTCCGCTTCTTCAAGGGCTTTGTTGTTGCTGTCCAGCTCGCGCTCCATTTTGTTCAATTCCGCTTGCGCGTTGTTGAGCTGGATCTGCCAGTTTTGTGTGCGTTTATCGGTTTCCCCGAAAGAGGCGGCGGCGTTGGCGAGAGCCTGCTCCAAGGTGGAGATTTTCTGCCGCTGCGTGTCGATTTCCTTATTCAGCACGCGGTTGCGCGCGGTAATGGCCTCGACCGATTTATCCTGCTTGTCAAATTGTGAGGCAACAAGATTCATCTCGCTGCCCAATACCTTGAAGGCCTGATTGATGTCCCGAAGGGCGTTTTTAAATTCTTTTTCGCCCTCGATCCCGATCTTCAGCCCAAAATCGTCCGCCATACGCTCACCTCCAATCCTTGGGGATCATACGGAAAAGCGGGCGGCGACCGTCTCCGATCCGCGCACCCGCTTTTCCAACAATAGCCTTAAATTCCATAGGGGATTACATCGTCGATGGTCAGCTCCCGCTTGGGCTTGGAAATGCCCAAGAACTGCTTGTGGCACTCCCATAAGTCCATCAACAGTCCCAGGGGCATGAGCCACGTTTCCTCCTCAGAGCGGTAAAGCTGTACCGTGCCGTAATATAAAAGCCGAGTGAACAATTCCTCGTCGCTCACTCGACTTCCGCGTTTTTTGGGTCGTCCTCGCTCTGCACGTTCCGCTTGGTGCCCTTGATCATGGCTTCCATGATGGCCGCCTTATAGCTCGCCAGCTCCAGCGGAGAAGTAAGAAGCTCCATCGCCTCGGCAGTCAACAGCTCCTTCTGATCCTCCTTGTGCTTGAGGTTGTGGATCAAAAGGCTTTGGTTCGCCAGCAGCGTGATCAGCCACACCACCTCGTCCAGCGCCATTTCGAAGTTCTCCGATTTCATCAGCTTATCGCCCAGCTTCTCCAGCCCGCCGTAGCGTCCCGCGATCTCCTTGGTCGCCCGGGTGGTCAGGATCAGCTGATATTCTTCGCCGCCGACATTGATGATTGCGCTCCGATCCGTATCCTGCATTAGTCGCCGCCTCCTCCCGCCGCGAATACCGGCTCATATACCTCGGAGTACCAGCCGGTAATAATCGACGGCTCCACGCCGGTATCATCCTCGCTGACCTCGGCTTTCCACGGATGGTTGCCCTGTCCGTCCAACTTATTGCGGCGCATGACCGTCCCCTCGATGGTCGGCGTCGAAAAAGTAATGGATTCGCCTTTGGTCTGCAGGTTGGTGGCCGGTATGCCGAACTTCACGCGGTACAGCCAGAAATACCGGTACTTGCCGTTGGCTTTTTTCGCGCGGAAGCCGATGGCCACCGGCGCGCCGCCGTCCTCGCTGGCCGAGATCAGCACCTTGTTGTCGTCGATCTTCGCGCCCGTCAAATCCTCGGCGGCGGTGACCCCGATGTCGTCCACCCCCAAAGAGAGGGTGCCGCTTTGGAACTCCTTGACGATCTCCGCCGCGCCGTCGTCGGCATATAGGGTCGCCTCAGCCAGCTCCACCGAAAGCTCCGCCGTCATCGCCTTGGCCAGCGGGAGGGGTTCGGCATAAGTTTCGCTGCCGTTCGGATCCTCGGTGATTTTGGCATAGTACAGCCTGTCAAGGCCTATGGTCGCCATAACTCATTCCTCCTTTAACTCGTACTCTTTCGCCATGTCGATGGCGTAATGGTGGTAGCCGGTATCGTCCTCATGGCCGATATACCGGCGCTCGGTGATGGAAAAGTCCCCGTCCAGCAGCGCTTTTGCCACCTGATTTTTGCGGGCAACGTAATTGCCCTTTGTAAACAAGGACAACCGCGCCTCCTGTATCTCGTGGTGAGGGCGGTTGTCCGCAAATACCTCAAAGGTGTCCGTCAGCGGGGTAATGACCAGATACTCGTCGGGCGGCACCCCGCTGAACACGCCGGTCTCAATGGGGACGCCGACTGCTGCCAGCGTCTCGTTCAGTTCCTGTAAAATGTTCATAACCGCCTCATCTCCTCGTCCAGCTTTTCCTTCATGGCATTGATGCACGGTTTTCTGCCGGAGGACTTCGCCGGTTTTAAAAACGGCTTTGCGGGCTGGCCTGATTTGCCGTATTCGATGATGTTGGCGAGCTTGGCGTTGCTCTCGCCGTCCCGCCGTGGCTCGGCAAAGCCGACCTTGATGTTGTGGTTGCCCTTTCTGTCCTGCAGAGCGGGGGAAAGGCCCAAGGCCTCGGCCAGCTCGCCGGTGGAGCGGGAATCGTACTTCGTGCCGCTGCCGACCACCGAGCGCAGGTTGGACTGCACCTTGCCCAGCACCACCTCGCCGCCCGCTTCCAGCACCCGGGGGATGATCTCGTCGGTTTTATCGCCCAGCCGGGAAATTTTCAGGAGAAATGCCTCCGGCATTTTCACGTCGACCTTAGCCATATCCTCACCTCGCAGTCGATTGGATTTTTTCCGTCAGCACTTCGATGTACATGCCGCGCCCTTTCACATCCTCGACGCTGACGATGTTGTACCTGCCGTCCGCGCAGACCAGCACGAGGGAGGCGGTAATCTCAAGGCCGGGGATTTTGCGAAAACGAAACAGGGCGGACGCTTTTGAAAACGCCGCCCTGTTCGCCCAGCTTTCGCTGCCGTGCCGATCCTCCTTGTATGCCCGGACGCTTGCCAGCACGGTATCGTCCTTTGTGGCAAAGCCCTCGCTGTCCTTAACCGGCTCGGTGGAAACAATATCCACGAAGGTGTTCATTTTCCCAAAGCTCATGTCTCACACCTTCCAATCCCGGTCGAGCCGCAGAAGCAGGTTGACCGTGTTCCACACCTGCTGCCCGGCCTGCACGCTGTCGGCAAAGAAGCCCGCTGTCGAGCCATCCCTGCTTTCGTAAAAATGGCTCGACAGCATGATGACGGCCTGCTCGGTGGTGGGCGGCATGGCGTGCTCGGTATAATGCCCCTCCGGAATGTGCTGGTAGCTTTCGGCGTAGGAAACGGCGGCGCGGATGAAGCCCCGTAACAGGTCGTCATCCGCGTCGTGCTCCAATATGAGGTTTGCTTTGACTTTTTCGAGCAATTCATCCACGCCGTCCACCTCCCGTTACGATGCTTTCTGCTGCAGTACCTTGATCGCCTCGGGCAGCACCAGCTTGCCGTCTACGCGCTGGGTGGCGATGAAGCCCACCTGCCCGGTGGCGGCGTACAGCTCATTGAGCCGCTTGAAAACCCTGCCCTGGCGGTCAGCCACCCAATAGTAGCTGAAATCGCCAAAGACCACCGTTTTCGCTCCGGCTTCGAGGGTCGGCACATAGGCCGAGGTACGCAACGGACGGTTGAGGATGGTGTCCGGCGTGGCCTCCTTGATGGAAGGCTGCCAAAGATACTGGCCGGTGCTATCCTTCAGCTTGCGAATCGCTTTGACCGTCGCGTCGTTCATAATGAAAGCAGCGTTCCTGCGGTACGGCGACTTGAGGCTGTAGAACAGATCCAGAATCTCGTCCAACGTAATCGCTGTCGCGCCAGCTGTGGTTACGCCGACCTGCCCGCCGCCTGTGGCGGCGAGGATGCCGGTGGGCTTCCCGGATCCATTGCCCACGAAGAAAGCTTCCTCTTCCTTGTTGCCGATGCGGCGGGCAAATTCCCGGGCGATGTAGCTCTCCAGATTGAACACGCTGTCGTTTAAGAGTTCCTCGCTGACCTTGATCATGGTGGCCAGCTTGAAAGCGCCGATGGAAACCTGTCCGAAGCTGTCGTCGCTCTCGGGAATAGCTCCCTCCTCATCGACCCAACTTGCCTCACCTTTGGAGGCTACCACGGGAATCTTGCGGTCACCGGAGGAGGTCGTGATGACATTGGCCAGCTGCCGGAAGATATTTTCCTCCTCCAGCGCCTCCACGAGGGTACGCTCGAATTCGTCGGGTACGAGATAGCCGCCCTCGGTATCCTCACCGATCTGCAGCGCGTTTTGGATATCCACGGTGCGCTTGCCGCGCATGGCGTTCCAGAAGGCGCGCCTGTAGTCGTCGGTCGCCCTGCCGGTTTTGGTCTCGCCGGTGGAAGTGGGCTTGTTGGTGATGGGGGTGCCCGTCGGCTTGGAAAGCTCCAGGTCGAGGGCGGCCTGACGCTCCAGCCGGTCGATTTCCTTGCCCAGCGCCACCACGTCGGCTTCCATCTTTTCATAGGTTGCGGTGTCCTCAGCGGACAAAAGCCCGTCGCCTCCCCGCTTGGTGTCGAGGAAAGCCTTGGCGGCTTCCCATGCTTTCGCGCGCTTCTCGCGCAGTTCCAAGATTTTACTCATTGTCGTTTCCTCCTTTAAAATTTAGGGCTTAAGCAAATCGAGCCGCTTTTGCAGCGACTCGATGGGGGTGCCTGTGGATTTTTGTTTTCTCGGGAGCTTCCGCAGCAGGGAGTTGGTCACCGCCTGCCTGCTGAAGATCATACTGCTTGATGCCACCGCGTCCGGAAGAGAATCATCCGCTTCGATAAACAGAATGTCGTCGGCAAAACCCAGTTCCACCGCTTTCTTGGCGTTCATCCAGCTTTCCGCGTCCATGAGGTGGGAAATCCGCACCCGGGACAGTCCTGTTTTTAATTCGTAGGCGTTGATGATGGACTCCTTAACCTCGTCCAGCATGGCGATGGCGCGTTCCATCTCCTCGGTATCGCCGATGGCGATGGTCATGGGGTTATGGATCATCATCATGGAAACCGGCGACATATACACATCGCCTCCGGCCATAGCGATCACCGAAGCAGCGCTGGCCGCGATGCCGTCGATCTTGACAGTCACGTTTCCGGGATAATCCATCAGCATGTTGTAGATTTGGGCGGCGGCAAAAACGTCACCGCCCGGGCTGTTGAGCCAGATGGTGACGTCGCCTTCGCCGCTTTGCAGCTCCTCTTTAAATTGTTTGGGCGTGATGTCGTCGTCAAACCAGCTTTCCTCGGCAATCGCACCGTTAAGATACAGGGTGCGGCTGCCGTCCGCGTTTCGCACCCAGTTCCAAAAATGGCGCGCCGATTTCGGTTTACCTGTTCTGCCCATTGTTCGATTCCTCCGTTTCTCTGTTGATTTGACCGGAAAAAATGCCCGCATCCGCGAGCTTGGTCATGTTGCCGTTGATCAGGTACAGATCACCTCCCAGTTCCTCCGGTATCCGGTTCATGTTTTCCAGCTCCCGGATGTCATTGGCGCTCATCCAGCCGTTTTGCCGCGCGGTGGCGTACCCATTCATGCGTTTTTGATAGTCGCCCCTTAGAAGACCGTCTACATTGAACTTCACGAAATAACGGTGTTTTTCCGAAGGAAGCAGGAGGGCTTGTTGAATTGCCTGCTCCCATTTGACCACCCACGGATCCAGCGTGTATTTTACAAAATCCAGCGACTGCTGCTCGATGTTGGAAAAGCTTGACCGCTCCAGTTCTCCGACCATATGGGGAGGCACGCGGAATATCCTTGCGATTTCGTACAGCTGGAATCGCCTTGTCTCCAGAAACTGCGCTTCCTCCGGCGGGATGCCGATCTGTTGAAACTTCATTCCTTCTTCCAGCACGGCGATGCGGTGGGCGTTGGCACTGCCCTGATACACGGCGTTCCAGCTCTCCCGTACCCGCTTCGGATCCTTGACCACGCCCGGGTGCTCCAGCACACCGCCCGGGTTCGCTCCGTTGGCGAAAAAGGTCGCGCCGTATTCCTCTGTCGCCATGGCCATACCGATGGCGTTTTTCGCCATGGCGATGGGCGAATAGCCGATCAGCCCGTCAAACCCCAGGCCGGGAATATGCAGCACCTCGTCCCGGCGCAGGATCACCGTGCCGCCGTTTGGATCAAAGCGGCTTTCCTCGCTGTCACGCCGATAGGTGTAGAACAGCTCGCCGTTTTGCGCCCTGTCCACATCCATCTTGTTTGGCAGCAGAGGATAGAGAGCCAGCACCCGCCCGCGCCCGTCCCGGATGATCTGCGCGTAGGCATTGCCCCAAAGCAGAAGATGGCTCATCATGACCTCGCGGAACACGAAGGAGGTCATCTCTGCATTGGGTTCATCGTGCAGAATGGGATATAGCGGGTGGCTCAAAACCTTTTCCTTGCCGCCGTCCGCTTTGTATTGGTAAACATGGATGGGCAGGCCTGCGACGGACTCGGCCAGTATGCGCACACAGGCGTATACCGCCGTGGCCTGCATGGCCGTCCTTTCGTTGACCGCCTTGCCGCTGCTGGTGCCGCCGAAGAAAAAGCTGTAGGCGCTGCCGAGCCGGTTCTTTGGCTTATCCCGAGACCGGAACAAGCGGGAAAATATGCTCATAAAATCAACAACCCCCTTTCGTCGTAAATTGAACCGTCGCTGTTGCCGCCGCCATGGCGCAGCGCGCGATCCAGCGCCATAATGGCCGCCACCGCGCCGTCGATCTTTTCGGTGGATTTCTCCTTGTCGGGCTTGATGTTGCCCGCCGGATCCGTCTTGACAAAGATGTTGTCCATCATCCATCGCAGCACCGGATGACCGCTGTGCGCCAGCTTTTCTTCCAAGGTCAGCTTCATCAGCTCCTTGGTGGGCGGCGACATATCCTTAAAGCCTTGGCCGAAGGGCACGACGGTAAAGCCCAAACCCTCAAGGTTCTGCACCATCTGCACCGCGCCCCAGCGGTCAAAGGCGATCTCGTGGATGTTGTACTGCTCACCGAGTTCTTCAATAAAACTTTCGATAAAGCCGTAATGCACCACATTGCCTTCGGTAGTATATAAAAAACCCTGCTTCTCCCATATGTCGTATGGCACATGGTCGCGCCGCACCCGCAGGTCGATATTGTCCTCCGGGATCCAGAAGAAGGGCAGGATCTGATATTTATCCGTTTCATCCAGCGGCGGGAACACCAGCACAAAGGCCGTGATGTCTGTGGTGGAGGAGAGGTCAAGACCGCCGTAGCAGGTACGTCCGCGCAGGCTTTCCGCGTCGACGGGGAAAGCGCATTTGTCCCATTTCTCCATCGGCATCCAGCGCACCGATTGCTTGACCCACTGATTGAGCCGCAGCTGCCGGAACAGATTTTCCTCGGCGGGATTATTCTTGGCGTTTTCACAGGCCACCCGCAGCTTTTCAATGTCCACGGTGATCCCAAGGGAGGGATTGACCTTTTTCCACACCTTTTCGCTCGTCCAGTCGGCATCATCCGGAGCGCTGTAAATGACGGGGTAAAAGGTGGGGTCGATTTTTCGTCCCCGCAGGATATCCTCGGCCTTTTGGTGCACCTCCCAGCAGATGGAATGCCGGTCGGTGCCCGCCGTCGTGATCAGGAAGAAAAGCGGCTGCTGCCTTGCGTCGCCGGAGCCGTGCATCATCACGTCAAACAACTGGCGCGTCGGCTGGGCGTGCAGCTCGTCGAACACCACGCCATGAACATTAAGGCCGTGTTTGGTGTAAGCCTCTGCCGAGAGCACCTGATAAAAGCTGCCCAGCGGCCTGTATACCAGCCGTTTCTGCGACAACATGGGCTTGATCCGGCTTTTCAGCGCCGGGCACTGCTCCACCATATGCACCGCGACGTCGAATACAATGGACGCCTGCTGACGGTCGGAGGCGCAGCCGTACACCTCGCCGCCTTGTTCAAAATCCCCGCAGGTTAAGAGTAGAGCGACGGCCGCCGCAAGCTCTGATTTACCCTGTTTTTTCGGGATTTCCACATAGGCGGTATTGAACTGCCGGTAACCGTTAGGCTTTAAAATCCCAAACACATCGCGGACGATCTGCTCCTGCCAGTCGATCAGCTCAAAGGGTAGGCCGTACCATTCGCCCTTGGTGTGCTTCAGGCAGTTGATAAAGGTAACGGCGACGTCCGCCGCGTCTTTATCGTACTTTGAACCGTCCGCCATGAACTTCGTGGGTTTGTATCGTTTGAGCTTCCGCAGCGTCACCGCCTCCCTTCTGAAAATGAGCAAGAAAAAAGGAACCTCTCTCGAAGCTCCTTTTCATATCGGTGGATTTCTATTGCGCCTTGTTACGCCGGGTGCATCTCTACCGGTTGCCGGTCAGGATGAACGCCACGTATTGTTTGGGGTGCTCCTCCAGCAGCACCACCAGCTCGTAAAACTGCCTGCGGTGCGCCTCATGCTGTACGCCTTTCACGTCAAACATATTGACCACGCCGCTTTTCCGGACGGCAAGGATCTGCTCGACGATTTTATCGGAAATCAGAGGGTTGTGTTCCATCGCCTACACCTCCGCCTGCCGCATCCGCGCCGCCGAATCACGCACGGCCTTGCCGAGGATAGCGAGGTCGAAGCCCGCGTCCAAATAGCCCTGCCGGATCACATCGTAGTAATATCGGCTCGGGGCGCCGAGGGGTCTGCCCTCGTTCATGATATATACCATCGCCTCGATCCATTTGCCCTTGAACCGTACCTTGACCGTTTCCTTGCGGTAGAGCCACGGATATCCTTCGTATCGGTCAAGGGCCGCCTCGTCCCGGGGCGTGATTTGCCACAGCAGCGCCGGAACGCCGCCGCCTTTTTCCTTCTCGACGGTCGCCACCGCGCCGCCGCCATTGCCCCGGAACAAAAGCCGGTAGCCGGTGAGCTTTGTGTTGCCCAGCGCCTTGGCGGTGGGGCAGCGCCCCGCCATCTGTTTCAGGTTGAGGTTACTGCCGTATGCCAAATAAATCGCTTTATCCTTGTTCATTGATTCTTCCTCCTTGCCCGGGTCGCCCGCAGGGTTGCCCCGGGGCGCGCCCTTGAAAATCGAATATAGCCAAACCCGACCGTCAGGCCTGCCGCCGCAGGGGGCGGCAGGCCGCCCCCGCTGGCCGCTTTATCTACGCCGCCGTGCGAAACCGCCATGCCGCGTTGCCGTCCAGGTGCTTGCAAAGGTGCTCCCGGCAGTTTTTGAACTCGTCGCCAATCAGCCCGATGCGGTTTAAGTAGGTGCGCATGGCGAATTTTTCGTTCTCGACCTGCGGCTTTTTGCTGCTGGCGCATTTTTGCGTCAGCGCCTGATGGTTGAGCGCCAAGGCAAGGACAATGTAGCTGCGTATCTTTCCCGCGTGAAGCTCGCTGTTGAAGCCCCGAAGCTCCACCGTATGGTTGCCGTTGAAAAAGCTGTGCAGGTTCAAAAAATGATAGCGGCTGCTGTGGTAATGGCGGCTGCGGCTCTCGCCGTATCCCTCGTACCAAATGCTCTCGACGGCCGCCATGGTCTTGGGCTTTCGCCGGTTCATCTTTTCCACCAGCACCGCGTCCATCTTCTTGCAAAACCGCATCCTCTCCGACGCGATCTGCAGCGCCTTGTAGAAAAGGTCGTTTTTGCTGGCGATGATGTTCATGAAGTTGCGGATGCTGCGCGGCGTATGGTTTGCGCCGTTTAAGTGAATGTGGACGCCAGCGCTTCCGTTGGTGAAGCCGCCCGCCTTGCGGAGCCTGCGAACCAGCTCCTGCAGGGTATCGATATCCTCCCGGTAGGTGAGGATGGGGCTGACCAGCTCCACCTTATAGGTATCGTCCGCCGCGACCTTCTGCCTGCCGACCTTTTTCTGTGCCGTGATGCTGGAGTCGTACATGAATTTCCAAGTCCTGCCGTCGGGCGCGATGACCTTTTTTGAGTCGTAGTAGTCGCCGCCCTCCTGAATCCTGCCGCCCAAGAACTCCGCGGCAACCTTTGCCGCCTGCGTTCTGGTGATGCCGGTGAATTCCACCTCGATGCCGAATTTCGTTGTAAACATTGTGTTTTCCCTCGCTTTCCCTGTGTTTTTTGCCTTTTGGCAGTGTAGATTAGGCCATTAAAAACACAGGATAGCAAGGCAATTCTGCGAGGATTTCCGGTGATTTTTCCACAATCTTTAGCGGTGGGATTTGTGTACATTTGGGCGGTTTACAGCCGCTTGATCACGTCTTCTCCGTATGCCGCGCCGAGTCCGGAGCCGCGATCCCAATCCACAAATACGGTGCCGATATCATCCACGAAAGTAACCGTTCCTTGGTCGCCGGGCTTTAATTTGCTGTAGGGGTCGTTCATGCGGATCAGCTCCACGCGTGTCCCCGGCGGGTATTGCTCCCGCAGCCGGAGAACGATTTCTTTTGGGGGAAAGCCGTTTCTGTTCATTTTGCATCTACTTCCTTTCCCGGATAATAGGCCGCGAATTTCGGATAATCCGTACCCTCCGGCATGATCAGCACACCGTCCGTTTTAGCGCGCTGCCGAACCAAAAGGCAGTGCCATACGCCGTCTTGATCCACACGGCAGAGCCGCTTGTTCTTTTCGATGAATCGCCGCTCGACCGTCAAGTCAGTGATGAGGTTTTCATAGTCAATATCCGCAAGGTCGATGGTTTTCTCAATCACAAACGGCTGCCGCTGTTCCAGAAGGTGAAGACGGCGTAAATCTTCCATTCGAAAGGGCTGTCTGACAAAAAAGGCGGTGCTTTGTAAATCATTACGCATGCTCGTTCTCCGCCCCGTCGTCCTGCCGCCTTGCGGAGCCGCTGCGAAACGCGCTGTTGCCGGAGAGATTTTTCAAGAGGATCTGCCGCGCTTGCTTGTACTCGTCGCCGACGAAGCCCAGACGGAGGAGGAAGACGCGGAAGGCATATTTTTCGTTTTCCACTTCTTTCTCTTTGGCGTTTACGCGCTTCTGCTTTTTTGCCGCAGCGCACAGGGCGCCGATAAAGCGGGAGTAGGCGGCAACCTCGTCGCTCGACGCGCTGAAGGAAAACCAGGGGAACTTCAGCGTCGTTTCCGTCCGTTCGATGGGAAGCGCGTCAGCGCCGATGGCCTTCTTGATGAGAGCCGCCTTGCTGGCGATGAGCTTTTCAAGATTGTCGATACCCTCCTCGGTAAATCCCTCCAGCGGCATTTCAATGGTCAAGCTGTCCGTGGCTTCATACGCAAAACCGCGCTCGGCCAAACCCTCCAGCAGCTTTTCTACCAAATCGCTGTCTGTCGCATTGTTGAAAGAGAGCGTACCCTCCTTGTCAATGACAAAGTCCCCCACGGCGTAGGCGAATGTCGGCGCGCCTTTGTAGACAGGCTCCCAGCCGATAATTTCACTGGACGCTTTGACCAGTTCCTTGCGTCGCGCCCCCGTTGCGTTAAATCTGATCTCCATGTTGTTGTCCTCCTTTGTTTTTTGGTGGGGTACATTAACGCTCTGTTTTGAGGGAAAAGCAAGGACAATCTCAAGCGTTCTGTGTTTCTATGAAAGAAATTTTTTCATTCCCCCGAAGGAGAAAAACCGTCTCGTCGCCGCCAGCCCGCTCGATATACCGCTTCACGATCACATCGCAGTATTTTTCGTCCAGCTCCATCATGAAACACACGCGCTCGGTCTGTTCGGCGGCGATGAGCGTCGTGCCGGAGCCGCCGAATAAGTCCAGCGTCATATCGCCGGTGCGGGAGCTGTTGAGCATGGCCTTGGCCACCAGCGCCACCGGCTTCATGGTGGGGTGCTCCACCGACACCTTCGGGCGTGGAATCTCCCACAAGTCCGATTGTTTGCGGTCGCGCAGCGGGCAGAGCCGCTTGCCTTCCAGCCAGCCGTACCAGAGCGGCTCATACTGGGTGTGGTAATCCTTGCGGGAGAGCACCAGCGAGTCCTTTGTCCAAATGATCGTGCTTGACCAGTGAAAGCCCGCTTTCCGCATGGCTGGCATGACGTTGCCCCATTCCTGGGCGCTCATCACCACATAGGTCATACAGCCGGGTTCGGACACTCCGGCCATGGCCTGAAACGCAGCCAACAAAAAAGCACCGAACTGCTCGGTGCTCATTTTATCGTTAAGGATTTGTCGCGGTTTCCAGCTTGGATGCCGAACATCGGAGCCGTAGTCCACGTTCCAGGGCGGGTCGGTAAAGATGAACCGCGCCTTTTGGCCGTCCATGAGTCGCTGTACTTCCGTGAGGACGGTGCTGTCGCCGCACATCAGCCGGTGTTTACCCAGCAGCCAGATATCGCCGCGCCGCGTGACCGGCGTTTCGATTTCTTCGAGCGCCTTGTTGGCGTCAAAATTATCTTCCTTGACCTTGCCCGCCGTTTTCTCCTTGAACAATTCCTCCATCTCGGCGGCCTCAAAACCGGTGAGGGACACATCGAAGCCGTCGTCGTTCAGATCGCGCAGCAGGTCGGTCAATAGCGGGATGTCGAATTCGCCGCTAATTTTATTAAGCGCCACGTTCAGCGCCTTTTCCCGCTGCTCGTCGATATCCAGCACCACGCAGTCGATTTCTTGATAGCCCATGGCTTTCAGCACCTTGAACCGCTGGTGCCCACCCACGATATTGCCGGTACGCTTATTCCACACGAGCGGCTCCACATAACCAAACTCCTCAATGGAGCGGCGCAGCTTCTCATACTCCGCGTCCCCGGGCTTTAAGTCCTTGCGGGGGTTGTATTTCGCCGCGTTCAGCTTGGCGGCGGGGATTTTCTTTATGTTCACTTGACCGCCTCCAGTCTGAACGCTTTTTCACCGGTGAAATCCTCCCAGCGCTTAACCGCCAAATCGCAGTAAATGGGGGAAAGCTCCATAGCGCGGCAGCGGCGCTCGGTCTGCTCCGCCGCGATGATGGTGGTGCCGCTGCCGGAAAACGGCTCCAATACGATGCTGCCCCGGTCGGAGTGCATCTTGATACAGCGCCACGGCAGCTCGACGGGAAACATGGCGGGGTGTTCTTTATTGGCGCGCACCGTGGTCATCTCCCAGATCCCCGCATAGCCCCACTTCTTGCGCTCCTCCTTCGTGAGCCGTTTGACAAACCGATAGCTGTGACCGGCGAAGGCCGAGAGCCATACATACTCCTGATCGTTGTATTCCTCAGCTTCGCCGTTCTGTCTAAAAGCCGAGATGTACTCGTACTGCTGCACCGGCTTATTGGATACGAGGTGATAGGGGCCGACACCGAAATTCATCCCTTGCTTTTTCCAGATGCGGATCCAGATCGGGCGGTAACCGTTGTCGGCAAACATATTGACGCTGTACACGCTGGTGGGTTCGATGAACTGGGAGCCGGTGGCGTAAAGGTCGCCCAGATTCCAGCAGACGATATCGGCGTATTTGCAGAGGTGCTTGACAACCGGTCGGATGGTTTCAAACCACGGCTCGATGCCCGCCTTCTCATATTCCTTACCCACGCCGTAGGGCGGGGAGGTAACGGCGCATTGGGCATGACCGCCTTCCATGAGCCTGATGAAATCAGCCTCGCTGGTGGAGTCCCCGCACATGAGGCGGTGCGCTCCCAGCACCCAGATATCCCCAAGCTGCGTGGTTGCGCCTTCGCCCTCAATGCGCTCTTTTTCCTTATCGACGTCGAAATCGTCCTGCACCGCTTCCTTGGAATACCAGCGGTTTAAAAGCTCGTCGATTTCCGAAGCGTCGAAGCCGGTGAGGGACACGTCAAACGTGCCCGCGTCAAGCTCTGCCATCAGCTCGGCCAGCTTGTTTTCGTCCCATTCGCCCTGAATCTTATTGAGCGCCACGTTGAGCGCCTTTTCCCGCTGCGGGTCAAGCTCTACCACCACGCAGTCGATTTCGGCATGCCCCAAGTCCAGCAGCACCTTGAGTCGTTGATGCCCGCCCACAATGTTACCGGTGGTCTTGTTCCAGATCACCGGCTCCACGTACCCGAACTCCTCAATGGAGCGCCGGAGCTTTTCATATTCCTTATCGCCGGGCTTTAAGTCTTTGCGAGGATTGTATGCCGCCGGATTTAACAGCTCGGCTCTGATTTTCTGTATGTTCAAAATTAACCACCCTTTCTTGCGGTGAGCAGGCGCTCCATCGCGTCGTCGTGGGGCGTTGCGCCCTTGTAATCCGACGCGCAGTTTTCCCGCACCACTTGGTAAATTTGGTACCATAGGTTGTTGGCCTGCTTCATAAAGCTCTGGCTCATGGCCACATAAGGCGAAGGAATGGCGTTGCCGGTGGTGGGGTGTTTGGCGAGGAAGCCAAATTCGGTGATGCACTCCTCGCACTGGATCCACCGCGCCACGCTCTGCGCGTACTGCTCCAGAAGCTGCGCGGGGATGAGATGGGCGCACCGGCGCTCGTACAGCCATTGCCACGTTTTTTCGTAAATCTCCACCGCCAGCGTTACCTTGCCGCTTTTTTGCTTTGCCCCCAGATACTCCCGGGGCGACGGCATGGTTTGTCCTTCCAGATTGGCGGTGTCTTTGAATTCCATGATCGTCAATGGGCGCTTGCCCGGGTTGCCCTCCAGAATTTTGTCGTGCAGGGGCTTCTTTTTTTGCCCCGAACCGACGCGCGCGCCGCCTCTGTTGGTGCCGTCCTTCGCCATGCACATCACCTCGCTTCCTGTAAAAAATGAAGGGGGATATACCCCGTTTGAAACCGCGACTTTTCGCGCGTGACCCCCCGCCCGTTGCACGCTCGCAGCCTCACAGAGATTTCGACCGCCCCTCCCGGCCAGGAGAAAATCACCGTCTGCGCCAGCGTCCGCCTTCCCGGGCGGTAATCTCGGAATGACAGGAGGCACACAAGCTCATGAGGTTACGCTCGTCATGGGTGCCGCCCTCGGACAGCGGCACGATGTGGTGCACCTCCTCGGCGGGTGTCAGCTTACCGGCCTTTTGGCACCGCTCACACAACGGGTGCGCCGCGATATACCGGTCGCGGATGCGCTTCCACGTCCGGCCATAGCGTTTGCGGGTGGCCGGGTCGCGCTCATATTTGTTGTACCTCGCGTCCATTTCCTTTTGGTGCTTATCGCAGTACCTGCCGTCCGTCAGCGCCGGGCAGCCCGGATAGCTGCATGGCCGCTTGGGTTTCCTTGGCATACAGCCACCTCCCGGGCAAAACAAAAGCCCTCAGAACAGCTGCTCCGAAGGCTCTTTTTTTGTTACGCAGATTTTGTTGTTACCAGTATAGCACCGGAAAAAGCAAAAGTCGTCTCATAAAAATCTCATCCTCATTTACCATACAGCAAAAGAGTAAGATGGTCGACCGCATTGTCTTTCTTCCGGTACACCTGCGCTCGTTCCAAATGAAGTCGGTCACCGATATTTAAGATGGCCTCGGTCTTGTTGATATCATCCCGTAAGAAGAATTCTGACAGGATAAACCGCTCATCCTCATTCAAAGCGTCCCAAGCTGGTTTGAACCACTCCATGTATTCCAACGCCCTGCGGTATCGCTCCTTGAGCACGTCGATCTCATCCAGCGTGGCCGCCAGCCGAGCTTCACCGGCTTTGGGGTTCTTCACCCTCGGCATGCGGTTCGGAATAGAAGATCGCAGAGAGGTCAACCGTTCACGCGCTTCTTCCAGCTCATCGGGGTGGTTTTGAATGATATATTCCATGCTGGAATAATCCTTCAAGGCATCGATAGCTGCCGCCTTTTTATTTAAATATATCCAAGCTATCGTCATGGACAGGCACCTCCAAGGTATCAAGAATGGATTTCACATCCTCGACGCTTGTCACTTTGAAGGCCTCGCCCTTGGCAGCTTTAATTTTCCGGATCATTGATTCCTGAAGCTTTGTCAGCTTGCCGGACGGGGTTTTCACCTCGAAGGCGACGAACCTGCCGCCGATGCAGCAGATGATGTCCGGCAAACCGGCTGTGCCGTAAAGCCCGCCATGCGCTTTCCAGCAAAAGCAGCTTGGCACAGTCTTTAAATAACGCATGATCGCGTTTGTGATGTCTTTTTCCGTCATATCGCTCACCCGTATCAGGCGACCGGCATAACCGGCATAACCGGGTAAAACGGAGTCTTTATATGTATTACACTTTTTCTACTACATATCTATTCCTTGGTTTATACGCAAGGAATAGGGAAACCCCGGTTTTTCCGGTCATTCCGGTCATGAAACCGTCAGTCCTGACCCTTTCCTTCTTCACAATAAGCAATTCCTTTCCACGTCCTGCGCTTGGACATCTTTTCCCGGCTGCGCTTCAGCGCGGGGAAGCTGGCTTCGATCTCCTTGTTGAAGTTGGTCTGCGACACCGGCTTCAATCCGGCGTTATGGCAGAACTCCCGGTATCTCATAAACAAATCGTCGCGCACCGATTCCGCGCTCCCGGAAAGCTCGCAGTATTCCTGAACGAAGGAGAGGACGCTGTTGCTTTCCACCTTGTAGCGCTGCAGCTCCGCCCGGGTCGCTTCGGTTTCGGGGAAGAGATAGCTGTTCGCGATCAACCGCTTCAAACCGGCCAGCGCCCACATGAAGATGCCGTCGCGCTCCACCGCCAGCTTCTCCAGCAGGTTGGGATCCCGCTTTTCGGGCGGCACCGCGTTCGCAAAGCGGATAATGATGAGCCTGCGGTAAAAGCCCTCGCTTCGGTCGCCGTAGTTGCGAGGTATCTCGTTGCAGGAAAACAGCAGCCGGGCATAGGGCTTGAAGCTGAAGGGATTCTTATTTTTACGCTCGGCGGTGATATAGTCCTCGCCGGTGAGCGCCTTGAAGATGCCGTTGTCGTCCACGCTCTTTGAGGGTAGGTCGGCAAAGATATTTGCCAGCTTCCCGAACAGCTCGGCGGTTTTGAAGCGGTCGGAGAGCGACTGCCACGGGACGTTCGACACGTTTTCGCTGCCCAGGAGGATCTCCTGGGCGATGGACAGCAGCGTCGATTTGCCCGCGTTGGGCGCGCCCACCAGCACAAAGCTTTTCTGTGCCTTATTGACCGGAATGAGCAGGTATCCGAATATCTCCTGCAGCAGATGGATTTCCTCGTTTTGCAGGACGCTTTTCAGAAACTTTATGAATAGCGGGCACCCGGCGTTCTCCCTGTACGCCGCCTTGAGCTGCACCGTCGAGTAGTACTCCGGCGTGTGGGGCTTGAAGCTGCCGTCGAGGACGTTGTACAGGCCGTTTGCCGCGTTGATGATGAAGGGGTTGCAGTTGATCTCCCGGATCGGCTTGTAAATGAGCATCCGCCACTGACCCTCGGTGTCGTTGATGGCCGACATGGTGGCGTAGCGGTCGATCAGGTGCTCGCGCACCCTGGCCGAAGCCTGCAGATCCGACGCGGCCTTGTACACGCCGCCCTCGTAGAGATAATAGCTCTCCGCGCCGTAGAAGGCGTCCACGTTTTTCGCCATATGATTGGCCAGCAAACCGGAAATGAAGCGCAGGCCGCCGCGCTCGGAGGGTTCATACCAGTCGGGCAGCTCCTCGCCGGAGGTTTCCCGTTTCGTGTCCTTGCTGTCGCGGTAGGCTTTGTACAGCTCCTTCTGCTGCGCAACCAGCGGCTTGACCGCGCCCGCCTTCAGGCCAAAGTGCTCCTTCAGCTCATACTCGATGAATGTCCCCGCGACGACCGAATCCACGTTGTAGAGGAAATCCCTGACGAAATCCTGCGCGGTCTGCACGTCGTCCACCGCCGATTTTTTGACCTCCAGCTCCCCGAGAAAGACACGCAGATCCTCAACGGAAAGGGGCTTATAGCAGAGGGCGGCGGGAGCCTTGCAGCCGCAGCTGCCGTCCTCCAGCCTCGGGCACTTGAATCCCTTTTCCCCGATGGTCTTGCAGGTGATGGGCTTGGTGCCGGATTCGAGGAAGTGATTGATTTTATCCCGCGTTTCCTGATGGTCATAGCGCGGGTAAGCCTTGGACAGCGCGTGAATGGCGCGGTCGCCGCCCTCAAAGACCGCAAGGTTTGTGATCATGCCGTACCAATCGTGCTCGGAGAGGGTTTTTGCGTTCTCCTTGCAGTGCCGTATAAAAAGACAGCGCCTGCCCACCAGCGTCAGTCCCCTGCGGGCACCCTTGGGCGCGGGCGCTTTCACCGCCGGTTCGTCGGGAACCTCGGGCAGGACGGCTTCCAGCTCGACCTGCGTATAGCGCAGCTCCGGATTGAATTTGACGCATTCCACCATGACCGGCTCGCCCTTGCAGTGATAAAACCCGGGCAACCGGAACACGCGGCTCTCGTTGACACAAGCCGGATCGCCGTGGAACCGCGCGATGAGCCGCTTCTGAACGCGCCGGAAGTCCTCAACCTTGGCGTCCTTCATCAGCCAGTACACATGCAGGGATTTTTGGGTTTTTACCACCAGCGACGGCTCCACGGGGAAGGCCTCAATTTGCGCCATCTGCTCCTTAATCGGCAGCTCGTCGCATTCCACGAACTGCGCGTTGACGCGGGTGATGTCGGTATCCTCATGGCCGCCGAAGTTGACCACGAAATAGACGCCGCGATGCTTGGCGTTGTGCTTCTGCAGCGTTTCCACCATCGTGCTGATCTTGCCCGCCGCGCATTCCAGCTTCGCGCCTTTATAGGTTCCGGCCTTGCGGTCGTCGAAAATGCGCAGGCACACCGTTTCGCCCGCGTCGAAGAAAGGCCGCAGGAACTCCTCGATGGGAATATGGAGCGGCGTGTATTCAGGCATTGGGCTTCACCTCCGCGCAGCCTTCGGTGAAATAGCGGATCGGTGTGCCGCGCTGTCTGGCTTTTTCCAGCTCGATGGCCATGCCGGAGGATATGCCGCCGCCGAAACACCAGACCTCCTGACACTTGCCCATGAGCACCAAGCCCATGAAGATGGCCAGGCTGCGCTGCGCCTTGTCGCCGTCGTCCATGAACTGGGGAAAGAGGAGATGGGGCGCGAGGGGGATCGCGCCCTTCTCCACGGCAAACCTCGCGTAACGGCGGGCACTTGCGAGGTTTTGCTCCACATTCCCCGCCAGCGGGGAGCAGATGAACACCAAGGGCCGGAACGCCGTTTTCTTGGCTTCCCGTTCAATGGCCATGAGGGCTTCGTAAGCGGTGGGGTCATGATAGCCTTCATGATTGAACTTGTTTACGCTCATGCACAAGCCCCCTCGTTTACCGTCCTCCACAGCTCGGGAGCCATCGTCGCAATCTGCCAGCCCGCGCTTTCAAGGGCGGTCGCCCGGTCGTAGCTCTCCACATCCCGCGACGCCCGGGTCACCGCGTTGGATAAGCCGTACAGCGACAGGTCGCCGCCGCTGATCAGATGCTGCAGGATGCCGGTCTGCTCGGTTTTGTTGAAGCCAAACTCCCGGGAGGTCAGCTCCACCACCTCCGGCACATGGCCGCTGATTTTCACCTCGGCGGCTTCCCTGAGCTTATCCACCACCTTGGCAAAGCGCGCCTCGTCGACGGCAGTGCGCACGATATCGCCGAGCTTGAGCATAAATGCGTTATCCTCGGCCTCCAGCGTCGTGTCGCTGTACAGCTCCCAGCTTTCCTCGTTTTCCCGCCCGATGTGGTACTTGCGCTTGCCGAGATCGTTCACGATCATCCCGTTCAGGCACACCAGCCGGTAGACCAGCGGCATGACAGACACGCTGCCGAGGCCGACCTCGCTGTTGCTGATGACAATACCCGCCTGCACGATGTCGCCTTTTTGCACCTCGGCCTCCAGCCGGGGATTGACCACCTTGATGTACATCCGCGTTTCGGTCACCTCGCAGCTCTCCACCCGCGCGTCCGGCATTTCGCCGATGATGGGCAGCGTGGCCTGCGCGATCTCATAGTTGTCGATGCGGCGGTACCGGTCGGAGAGAAAGGCTCTGGCCGTGCCGTCCAGGGTGCGCACGGTGTGCTTGGACGGTGCTTTACGGAACCAGCCGTTGATGTTCTGTGCCAGCAGCTCCGGGTGCTCGGCCTGCATCTTGTCGTAATATTTGGCCGGGATCCCCAGCGACGCGCCAAGCTGCCGGTGAAACAAGCCCGTCATTCCGAGGGATAAGCTGTTTTGCTCATCCACGGCATAGTCGGAGCGAAACTGCAGCAGCCGGAACCGTCCGGCGTCGCCGCTCATGGCCATGCTTTGCGTGCCAAGCACAAAATCCCGCTTGGCCTTGCGCTGGCGGTCTAATTCCACCGCCAGCTGCTGTAATGTCCTGCCTGTTTTCATGTCACTTTACCTCCAATTCTTTTAATTCTCCGAAGCGCGCGCCCACCGCCGCTTCGGCCATAATCGGTACGTCAAACCCCGCAAAGGGCCGCGCCTCCATGCACGTTTTGATAAAAGCCGCCGCCTCCGGCACCTTGTCCTGGGGCAGCTCAAAGACCAGCTCGTCGTGAATCTGTAATAACGGGCGCAGCCACATGCGACCGGGCAGTCCGGCGACAACTCTGCCAAGCGCCAGCTTGAGAATATCCGCCGCCGTTCCTTGAATGGGCGTGTTCAAAGCGCATCGCTGCGCAAAGCTTTTTTTGCCCCAATCCTGCGAGGTGATGTTCGGCAGGTAGCGCCGCCTGCCCAGCCACGTTTCCGTATAACGGCGAAACTCCGCCCGTTTCTTGACCTCCTCCTGCCAGCGGGTGAGGCGGGGATAACCGGCCTTTAGATTGTTGATGATCCGCTCGCATTCCGATAGCGGGGTGTTCAGCCCCGCCTTGAATTTCAAGTTGCGGTACAGTCCCTTGGCAAACAGCCCGAAGAACACGCCGAAATTGCAGTTTTTAGCGATGGTGCGGCGCTCCTTGTAATGCTCGTTGTTTTTGTCCGCGGCTTCCTCAAAGGGAATGCGGTAAATGACCGAGGTGGTCTGGGCGTGGATATCGCCGTCCGTGCAGCCGGAATCCGACTGGCAATAGGTTTCCAGCATCCGCTCATCCCGGCAGTAGAAGGCGCCGACACGCAGCTCAATCTGGGAGAAATCCAGCGAGAGCAGCGCTTTGCCCTCGGGGGCAGCGATAAAGCTGCGCACCCCGATCTCGTCGCTGTCCGCCCTGGGCATGTTTTGCAGATTGGGGTTGCGCGCCGCGAACCTGCCGGTCTCGGTGCCCAGCGGAAACAGATCGGGATGGAGCCTGCCGGTGGCGCTGCCCACATGCTCCAGATATCCGTCGATATAGGTGGACTTGAGCTTGCCCCACTTGCGGTACTCCTGCACCAGCTTGAACAGCGGCACCAACTCCGGGCGGTTTTCCCCGCACCACTCGGCCAGCAGGATCATGACCTCGTCGTCCATGGCCTCCTGATACTTGGCCGTGGTTTTGAACACCGGCAGCTTCAAATCGTCGTACAGATATTTCTTGAAAGCCGAAGTCGCGGCGTTAGCTCCGATGTTCACATCGCCGATCATGAAGGCGATATCCTCCCGAAGCCGCGCCAGCTTGTTTTCGGCTTCCGCTTGCTTTGCGGCCATCAATTCCCGATCCACCGGCAAGCCGTTGTATTTCATCAGCCCGCAGTAAATCGCTGTGGGCGATTCGATCCGCTCCACGATGAAGCGGTGCTTGGGCAGATACCGGTCGAACCAGTGATTGAAAAGGTAATACAGCCTTAGGGCATAGTCGCTGTCGGCGCAGGCGTAGCGCACCGTTTCCGCATCTGCCGGGTCCAATTCGTCAAAAAACCGGCCTGCGGTGACCTCCTCGAAGCTGGGCAGCTCCATGCCCAGAAGCTCCGGCACCAGCGTCTTTAAGCCGCTGTCGGCCAGCTTGCGGAATTGCGTGCTGCTCTTGAGTGTCATCTGCGCCGCTGCGATGGTGTCGTAGCAGGGCGGCTGCGGGATGATGCCCTTTGCGTACAGGAACATGGCCTCGAAGTTCAAATTGTGGGATACTTTGATGATCGCGGTGTTTTTAAAGAACGCTTCGGTCAGCCATTGCCACAGCGTGTCCTGATCAACGGCGTTCTCGCCGGTGCGGTGCGCCAGCGGCACATAGATAGCGCTGCCCTCGGCCACCGAAAAGCTGATGCCGACGATGTGGGCTTTGTGGGCGTCCAGCGCGGCTTTTTCCTCATTGCGATGGGAATCGCCGGGCGAAGTCTCAAAGTCAAAAGCCACGATCTCCGCGCCGCCGAGATAATTCCGTATTTCCTGAAGCGTTTTCACGCATGTGTAATCCATATCGTTTCCTCCTTGCCGCCCAAAGCGGGAAGGAGGCATGCGCCGCGCTCCCGCTTTAGGCCGGTCGTTATCTCAGCGGTTCTATGACCTCGCCGGTGTCCGGATCCACCAGCGGCTCTTCCTCCGCGTCGGGTTCCACGGTGTTGTCCACCTCAAAGCCGACACGCTTGCTGTACGCCTTGACCTGCTCGGACAGCTTTTCAAGCAGCGCGTATTCCTGCGGCGTGAGGGCGCGGTCGATTGAGAACTGCGCCTGTGAATAGGCGAGGCCGCCGCTGTTCGTGGCCTTGCGCAGGGAGAACCGCGTGACCACGCTGTTGGACTTTCTGCCCTTGCCCAGCAGCCGCTTGATGTATTTGGTGAATTCCTTCAGGCTGCCGGTGGGAAGGGAGAGCAGCAGCGGAAATATTTCACCCTCCCGCAGCACATAGATCCTGCGGCGTTTTTTGCAAGCCTTGCCGCCGTTTTCGCCGGTACCGAAGCGGTTGAGCTGACAGGCGGCGCAGCTGCCGCCTGGGTCGCCCTCGCCGGTCACGCCGTCAAAGCTGCCGCAGTCGGGCGGGTTGTTGCCTCCGGTATATTTGGTTTTGTAGTAGGCCTGCAGCGTGTGATGGTACAGGATGACCGCCGAGAATTCCTTGACCGTATCCGGCTCGTTCGGATCCTCGCCGGGCACCTCGAATACGGTGCTGCCCGCGGACGGAATCTTGATCCGCTCAAAGCTCATATCCAGCCCGTCAAGCTCCTCGGCCATCGCGCCGGTCATGTTGAAATCCGCAAGCTGCGTAAAAGCGTTGCTCTGCTTGCTCAATGCCTTCTCTTTTTTGGTTGCCATAATCGATACCTCCAATTTTTATTTGCGTTGCTTTAAGCGATGCCGCTTGTTCATTTCGCGGCCTTTTTGACCCCGACCGAGGTCTTTTCAAAGACGTTCACCAGCCCCGAAAGCCAGTCGGGTAAACTATCCTCATTCTCTTCGATCCGCTCCTTGACAAAGGACGACAGAGAGTTGGCATGTACGGTCTCGTACACCAAATCGCCGAATCCGGCCTTTTTGAGTGCCGCATACAGCTCATCCTTCCGGCCTGCCACGGCGGACGCCCGCGTTTTGGTGATCAAATAGAACATCACCCCGCTGCGCGTGAAATTCTGCGTTTCGGATTCGGCCATCAGCTCCGAAAGCCGGTAATCCGTCTCGTCGATCTTTTCGTTGATCTCCTGCAGCCGCTGCTCGGCGGCTGTTTTCAGTTCCCGCAGCTCCTTGAGCCGTTCGGCCAGCTCAAACATTTTTTCGCTGTCCGGCATAACGCCGCCTAAATTTCCCGCTTCCATGTGCTCCTTTCACCTCCCGGCAGAAAAGGGGTTGAACCCGTTTCTGTAATCGTCAATCAACATACACGCCAAGTCGGCCTTGTCCCGAAGCGCCTTGATGATCCGCACATCCACTGTGTTTTTAGCTGTCAGGTATATGTAGGTGCAGTTCTCTTTCTGGCCGACGCGGTGGATACGGGCTTTCGCCTGCTCAAAATTGGACATGGAATAATCCAAGCTGTAAAAAACCATCGTGCTGGCGGCGGTAAGGGTCACGCCCAGCCCCGCCGTAGCGATCTGGCCGACAAATACCTGCACCCGCGGATCATTCTGAAACGCCGACACCTGCGCATCCCGGTCTTTCACGCCGCCCATGATGAGGGAATATTGGATTTCCTTCTTTTCCAGCAGCTTGCAAATGGCTTTGATCTCCGGGATGAAGCGGGCGATGACCACCAGCTTTTTGCCCTCCTGCAGCACGTCCTCGATGATATCCGTAAGCGCCGCCTGCTTGGCGGTGCTGATCCGCTGCGGCGCGTTGCCCTCGTCGTCCCCGATAAAGCCGCCCGTAAGCTGGGACAGCCGCAGCAGCCGGGTGAGGATGTTGGTCACCGTCACCTCGCTTTGTCCAAGCTCGGCGTAGCTGTCCTTCACCAAGTCCTTGTAAATCCTCATGGCCGCAGGCTCCAGCTCCACCGTCCGCACGATGTCGGTGACCTCCGGCAGATCGAGGCACTCGGCCTTGGTTGCCCGGAAGGCGATGCTGTGCAGGCGGCGCATCAAGTCCCGCTCCATCGACCGCTTGAGCACCGGCGTGTGGTTGCCGTAGCCCACCATGTCGAAGTACCGGTTCCTAAACACATAGAAGCTCTGGCCGAAGATGGCCGGGTTGAGGAATTTGTACTGGCTGAACACGTCGATGGCTTTATTGGTGATGACCGTTCCCGTAAGCAGCAGCTTGTACCGCGCCCGCGCGCCCAGCCGATGCATAGCTTTGGACGCCGCGATGTTGTGGGTCTTGATCTTGTGCCCTTCGTCCGCGATGACCAGGTCGGGATTCCACGCTTGCAGCTCCTTTTCCAGCCGCCACGCGCTTTCGTAGTTGATGACCGCCACCTGCAGGGGCGTGCCCCGCATATGCCGCAGGGTATCGGCTTTCTTGGAGCCGCTGCCCGTCAGCACCGCCAGCGTGTAATCGAAGCCCGCGAACTTAGCGAATTCCTCATCCCACACGCCGAGGATGGAGAGCGGGGCCACCACCAGAACCCTGCGGATTCTGCCGGATTTGTACAGCGCGCCGGTGACCGCGATGCCGGTGATCGTCTTGCCGGTTCCCATTTCCATGAGCAGCGCCGCGCCGTTTGATGACACGCCATCCGCCGGTACCAAGCCGAACTTGCCGCACACGAAGTTGAAGGCGTTGATCTGATGTTTATATGGCGTCGCTCTGATCGGCATGGGTAGCTGTGGCTTTGACTGCTCCATCCTGACCGTTCCTCCTTTCCGCTGGCGGCGATTTGTCAAGCAGCGCCAGCTTTTTTGCCAGCCGCTTTGACACCACGCTGATGGCGGTCAGGACGCCGATCAATTCCTCCGTCGTTTCCTCGCTTTGCGCCAAAGCGGCATTTACGTTTTTTCTCATGAAACTCACCTCCGATCCGGGGAATAAAAAAACCCCCTCACTATGTAAAGGAAAGTGAGGGGGTGGTTGGCAACCCTGAAACCAAAACTTTTTATGATTTGAGCAGTTTCTCCAGCTTTGCCAGTATTCTGTTTTTCTTCTTATGCACGGCTTGATGCGAGATGTTGGAGGAATCCGCTATTTCTCGCTCTGTTTTTTCTTTGTAGAAAAGCTCGTCGATCAGGAACCTCTCATCTTCGTTCAGCTCCGCAAGCGCCTTGAGCAGCTCGTCCAACAACAGCTTGTCCGCAACAATTTCATCAACAAGCGCCTGTCTCGAATCCAAGTGTCCTGAATAGCCGGTTTCCAGCATCGCATCCAATGAAACTTCCTTTTGGGCACGGACTTCCGCCTGCTTCTTTTCCCGCCACTTGGGTTGCTGGTACGCGCGATATACTTCCTCGGTCACGGGGATCAGCTCGCCGTTCAGCTTGATGTGATACTGCTTGCCCATCCTTTTTCACCTCCTTTCCCGAAATCTCAGGGGAAAGAAGGCGCGGGAGGAGCACGGCATCTGTATAAAATGGCGTATAGATAAAAAGGGCCGAGTTTACAAAAATTCGTAAACTCGGCCTTAAAAACTATCGCATCAAGCAGTACCCTGCCCGCAGGATCGTCATCGCCACTTGATCTGTTCTGTTTTTTTTGATGGTGATGGAACCTGTGTCGGCGTACAGTTTTTGCTTTATGTACGTTGGTAGGGAACGGCTTGATGC